TTTGCTTGAAAATGGTATTATTAGTCATAATTCTGGTTTTATATATGCTAGTTCTATCGTCGTTGCGATGAAGAAGTTAAAGTTAAAGGAAGATTTAGATGGTAATAAAACCACAACAGTACAAGGTATTCGTGCAGCATGCAAGGTGATGAAAACTAGATATGCTAAACCATTCGAGTCAGTCCACGTTAAAATCCCATATGAAACAGGTATGAACCCATATAGTGGGTTAGTTGATTTGGCAGAAAAGCAAGAATTACTTACCAAACGAGGTAATCGTTTAGTCTATATTAATAAAGAAACTGGCGAAGAGCTGTTGCAATTTAGAAAAGCGTGGGAAAAAAACACCGATGGGTGCTTGGATATGATAATGGCGGAGATTAGTATTGGAGTGCTAGATACTGAAATAAATAACCCTAAAGAAATTACAACAGAGGAATAGAATATGAGTTTAGATTTATCATTAGAAATATGGGAAGCATTAAGACCGCACATTGCAGGCGGATTCCAGGAAGCCGCGGATGATTTTGTGACTGTATTAACAGAAAATTTAATAAATGCCGAAGATATATCAGCATCAACTACAGATCGACATATTAAGAAATCATTGTTAGATCATATAGAAGTAGAAGATTATGAAGAAGATGAAGATGCATTTGGATTCACTGATGATTATGAAGAGTAATGTGGTATTCTAAGGTAACACAAGACCTATCTAATATACCGACATTTATTGATTATTATAATAATGAATTAATACAAGCCAAGAAGGAAGTCCGAGTCCACGGTAATGTAGAAATTAATATCAAAGAGTTACCTGGGTTTACCGAGCAACGTTTTTATCAATTACAAGAGATAGAGGCTGTATTAAACTACTTAAATATCGAATTGCGTAAGATTCGACGTAAGCATTTTAAAAAATATCTCGAGAGTTACAATAGAGCATTAAGTAGTAGAGATGCTGAAAAATATGTAGATGGCGAAGATGAGGTAGTTAATTTTGAGCTACTAATTAACGAAGTTGCTTTACTTAGAAATTGTTGGTTAGGCATAATGAAAGGATTCGACTCTAAGAACTTTATGCTTGGTTATATAGTTAAGTTAAGAATAGCTGGCATGGAGGACATAGTTGTTTAGATGTTCCGAGAATTTAACGACGTTGTTATATATGACTTTTGGAATAATGACTTTCAGATAGTAAGAACCGGGCAGTTTGGCAAGCATTTTTTAGAACAGTTACCAGACAAAGATTACTTAAACAGACCTTTTATCTTTAATTGCTTAAATGAGGGGATAGGTCCATTAGATATACAACTAGCTATTAATAGTATTAAGAAAGAAGGAGTTAGTTTAAATATTAGAGTAATATTTAATGCTATAATCGATATAGATGCTTTGCCATACAAAGCATTGTGTTATCCTGAAAATATGGCAAAGCATTTTAACTTTTTACGTCATATAAGTAAACTCGATGTAGATTGGAAAAATATTAAAATACGATACTATTTTATTTCTCTAATAAGGCGAGCATCAGTGGGACGTGTAAAATTTGCCAAAATGTTACTAGATACAGTTAAACGAGAACAATGTATAATGAGCTGTGGAAGTGGATTGGATAGTTATTCTTTAACACAAGAATTAATCAATATGTTTAAACCACATAGATTGCCATTATTAGTGGACGGACCAATTAGCATATCAGCTAAAAACCAACATCACCATACTAATCCTGATTTTTTTGATTGTCTATTTAATTTAGTTGTTGAAACTAGTTCGCAAACAGATAGTGATTCGTGGACTGAAATTTTTATTACTGAAAAAACATTCAAAGCAATTGCATATAGGCAAATACCTGTATGGTTTGCAGTTCCTGGTACTGTCGAAGAGGTTAGAAGATTAGGTTTTGATACATTTGACGATATTATTGATCATAGTTACGACAATATTACTTCTTCTGAAGTCAGGATGTCCAAAATTGTTAGTACCATGAAATATTTTGTTAATAATTACACACTAGAACAGGCGAATAATTTACGGATCAACTTGTGGTCTAGGTTAAATAACAATGTTCTGTTGTTAGATAAATTAAGCAGAGTGCATCACAAAAAGAAACAACAATTATTATTGGAATTAGCTAAATGAACGCAATAACCGGATTTACATCTCAACAGGAAAGTCACAAACACAGCCTAGAGACATTACAAATGTTAGAAGATCATATTGATTTTATGGACAGTATTGATTCAGTGTGTGATATGGGTTGTGGCGAGGGCTTAGACATCGAATGGTGGGCTACAAGGACTATCGACAATGACGATGGCGTTACACCACTAAATATTAAGTGTACTGGCATTGATTTAACAGAAACAATATCAATAGCCGATAAGTACGATAATATTAAATATCAACAGCGAGACTTCGAAGAACTAAGTATAGATCAATACGATGTTATTTGGTCTCATAATAGTTTCCAATATGCGCTCCGCCCGCTAGATACACTAAAATGTTGGAACCGTATGATAACAAACGGTGGAATGTTAGCATTAATTATACCGCAGACAACTAATATACAGTACAATAGACAAGCATTCGAAGTCCCTAATTACCATTATTTTAATTATACTCTTCCTACTCTAATGTATATGTTAGCCGTTAATGGGTTTGATTGTAGTGATGGGTTCTTAGAGAAGAGCATGTCGGATCATTGGATTAAGGCTGTAGTTTATAAGAGTGATATAGAGCCGATGGATCCTAGAACAACTTCGTGGTACACGTTGGCTGAAAAAGGTTTATTACCTAAAACAGCAGTCGATAGTATTACAGCTCATGGGTATCTACGTCAAAGAGATCTTATATTATCTTGGTTAAACGGTAGTGCGACATGGTATGGTAGAGAGTGGATGTAACAGAGGGATATACACTGAACATAGTTATAGTTTCAGGGGGCTTCGACCCTCTTCATAGTGGGCATATAGCATATTTTGAATATGCTAAAAAACTTGGCGATAAATTAATAGTTGCCATTAATAGTGATGATTGGTTAATTCGTAAAAAAAGTCGTTTTTTTATGCCATTGTCTGAGAGAATGGAGATTATACATAGTATTGGTGTTGTGGATGATGTAATAACATTCAATGATGATGATGGTACAGCTAAAGATGCAATTAAGGTGGTAAAATATATGTACCCAGACGACGATATTATCTTTGCTAATGGAGGAGATAGGAACCATGAAAATATCCCAGAAGTAAATCATTACATTAATGACAATCGAGTTACATTTGCGTATGGGATAGGTGGAAATTACAAGAAGAATTCTTCTAGTTGGGTACTAAATGATTGGGCCGCTCCAAAGACGGAACGTATATGGGGATATTATAGAGTTATATATGACCAACCTAGCTACAAAGTTAAACAGTTAGTTGTTGAACCAGGTAAGTCGTTAAGCATGCAAAAACATGAGTACCGTAATGAGCATTGGTTTGTAGTTAATGGTGTTGCAGATGTAGGATTAGAAAACAATACTAAGCAATTACAACCTCATCAGAGTATTGAGCTTCCAGTGGGAACCTGGCATCAATTAAAAAATGCGAGTGATATTAAACCAGTGGAAGTTGTTGAAATTCAGTATGGTGAGAAATGCATAGAAGAAGATATTGATAGAAAAAGCATAAATATGTGTGACAACAATTACAACGGAGATTAATTATGGCAAATAGACGAGTAGATTTAATGGGCAGTGCATTTTCGGACACCGGAAATGTAACCATCAGCATTCAGTTGAATAACAATGAAGTATTTACTGGTGCAATTATAGCATCACCAACACAAGATGATGAAACACAGCCAAATGCAGTTGCCACGGCATTGTGTTCATTTGATATTGATTCGGCGCTTAGTGGTAATTTGCCATTGGTTATAACAGCGACTGGGGGAATATTATATTTTGCAAACTTGCATGCGGTTGTATGGAAGGATAGCGAACATACGGTGATGTCTTCCGACGCTGGGGACATTAACAGTAATACCACTGTATCTGATGGGAAGACTAATGCAATGGTGGATGGTGAACCACAAGTATTTGATGCATCTGTGGCAATGAATGAGAACGGCACAGTTGGCGATTGGCATTATAGAATTCCAGATAATTCGACATTAACTTGTGATATAATGGTTGATGATATTAATATTGCAGTTGACCCAACTTAAATATTAACAAAAGCATTTCATTTATACAACTCGGAAAGCATTAGTGTAGCCCAAATGTATGCACAATAGTTTTTAATTTATGGTATAATACATTTATGAAGCAAGCTATAATTACTGTAAAAGATGAGGTAAATTGCAAGATAATAGGTCTTGATTTAGATACTAGGAAGAAGTTAGTATCTAAGTTTAAGTATGATATCCCTAATGCTATGTACATGCCATCATATAAACTCGGAAGATGGGACGGAAAAGTTGCGTTCTTTCAGCTAGGCGGCTCTACATATATAAATCTACTTCCAGATGTTATACCCATTCTTATTAAAGATGGATATAATGTTGTATTAGATGATCAGCGTGCATATCAAATAGCATTTGAATTTAACGAAGTAAAAGCTGATAGCTATAGTCATAACACTTGGCCGGTAAAGCATACTATCGCCGGCGAGCCGATAGTATTAAGAGATTACCAAGCCGAGATAATTAATGAGTTCTTAAAGAATCCACAAAGTTTACAAGAGATTGCCACGGGATCTGGCAAAACATTGGTAACTGCGGCACTAAGTGAGCGTGTCGAGCAGTACGGCAGAAGTATTGTTATTGTACCAAATAAGTCATTAGTAACACAAACAGAAGAAGATTACATTAATATGCAATTAGATGTTGGTGTATTTTATGGTGATAGAAAAGAATTTAGTAAACAGCATACAATATGTACCTGGCAAAGTCTTAATAGTTTACTTAAACAGACTAAGAATCATAATGCTGATATTACTATACACGACTTTTTGCAAGATGTAGTATGCGTAATAGTCGATGAGTGTTTTGACGGGGATACATTAATTAAAACACCCACTAGTGAGACTCCGATCAAAGACATTAAGAAAGGTGATATTGTAATAAATTTGGATGAGTCTGGACAATGTTACAAAGAAGACATTGTTGTAGAAGTTCATGAAAATTTAGCAGATAGCCATAGTGAATATATGTTAGAACTAACATTTGATAATGTTAAGGTTATTAATGTTACCGCAAACCACAAGTTTTTGACTAGCAATGGTTGGGTAAGAGCGGATTGTTTGACAGAAGATTTAGAAGTTGTAACCATTAATACATATAACAAAAAATCAAGGTATTATATAAAATTAATATCAAGAAAAATAATTAAAAAACCAAAAAAGGTTTATAATTTGCATATTAAAAATAGCCACAATTATATAGCTAATGATGCGGTTGTATCAAATTGCCATGGGATTAAAGCTGACGCATTAAAAGGGTTACTCACAGGGGCAATGGCTAAAGTACCATTAAGATGGGGATTAACAGGCACAATACCAAAAGAAGATTTTGAGTTTCAAGCATTACATACTAGTATCGGCAATGTGATTAATAGAATTAGTGCTTCTGAATTACAAGATCGTGGATTTTTAGCTAATTGTTATGTAAATATAGTACAGTTAAAGGATTATGTCGAACATAAGAATTATCAGAGTGAATTAAAGTATCTTCTTACTAATGAAGATAGGTTAGATACAATAGCAAAGCTTGTGTCTAGTGCAAGCCATACAGGGAATACTCTAGTACTAGTAGATAGAATTAGTGCAGGACAAGGGCTTGTCGAACGCTTAAACAATGCTGTGTTTGTAAGTGGCGCAACTAAAGGAAAGAAGAGGCAAGAACATTATAATGAAATTGCAGACGTGGATGACAAAATTATTGTTGCAACTTATGGCGTGGCCGCTGTTGGTATTAATATCCCTAGGATTTTTAATCTTGTTCTCATTGAGCCTGGTAAGTCTTTTGTTAGGGTTATTCAGTCAATCGGTCGTGGATTACGGAAAGCAAATGATAAAGATGAAGTTCAAATATGGGATATAACTAGTACATGTAAATTTGCTAAAAGGCACCTAACTAAGCGTAAAAAGTATTACAAAGAAGCCGGATACAAATTTTCATTAGAAAAAGTTGACTGGCAGTAGAAAATACTATATAATACCTTTATGAGAATACACACACTAGAAGATGCTGTTTATGAGTTAAATGAGTTACCCGAAGAGATAGATGATATGCGATTTGCTATTTTTGATAATAGTAATCCCAAAGATCCTGATTATTTTTACATACCACTTATATACTTAGAGAGCTATTTTTCTCCAGCATTAGTATTAAAAATAGGTGATGCTATTATTAAAATGCCAGCAGATTGGCAGATTCTTACAGGGGAAGAAGAGTTCGGTGATTTAGAAGCATTGCCACTAACTAGTCTTAATAATCGTGATTTTACTGTGTTTGAGTATAATAGCTTATCCAGCACTAGAGCAGAGTTCTTGCCTATTGAGATTATTGATATCTATAATGAAGTGTTATGGTACACCCCAAAGTTAAACAATGGGCAGTTCTTGGCAGTCCCTATCGACTCGGGCGATAAACCTCGTGTGGTATACTTTGCCAAAGAAGTATCCAGGAATTGCGAAGTTGTAGATTACAATAAGGCTTGGTAATGGCGCATAAATTAGATATATTCAAAGCACTATCAGCTGTAGATCATAAAAACTATGGGTTTTATGATAAGTTAACAGAGGAAGAGAGGAAAGGATTTACAGCCTTTTTAATGAACAAATGGAACGCTAGTGTAGAGGGTAACAATGCTAAACAACATTACTATCTAGCTAGTACAAATCATTATGTCAATAAACACTTATTTGATTTAAGTAAGCATCCTAAGTTGCAATGGTTGTTATTGGCCGCAAGCAGTCCTGGTTTAGGTACACAGAGACATATATGGTTAAAAGCCAAGAAGAAAGATAACAATAGTGCTGTTAAAAAACAACTAAGAGAGATGCATCCAACATACAAAGAAGATGATATTGAATTACTTAGTAAATTAGTAACAAAGAAAGAGTTAAAGCAATATGTTAAAGACTGTGGTAACACAAAATAAGTGTAAGTATTGTGATAGAGTCTTTAAACGAGAGTCTACATTAACTATTCATCTTTGCGAACAAAAAAAACGATATCAAGAGAAAGATGAGAAAGGTGTTAGAATAGGATTTAACACATATATTAAATTTTATGAATATGCACAAGGTTCTGCAAAGTATAAGACATTCAATGATTTTGCTAAGAGTTCATATTACAAAGCATTTGTTAAATTTGGTAGGCATTGTTTAGCTATCAATGCTGTGAGTATCAACAAATTCGCTAATTATGTAATTAAGAATAATAAAAAATTAGATCACTGGACTAGAGACTCTATCTATAATGAGTATCTACTTTACTTACTTAACGCAGAAAATCCAAACGATGCACTAGCTAGGGCGTTAGAGTACGGCATTAAATGGGGCGAGGATAAGAATGCTAATCATGGTGATGTTCTACGGTATGGTAATGTTAATGAAATTTGCTATGCTATTACAACAGGTAGAATTAGTGCATGGGTGGTATATAATTGCAATAGTGGACGAAAACTCTTAGATACTTTATCCGAGGAACAGAAATTGATCATCTGGAACTATATCGACCCAGATGTTTGGAATAAGAAGTTCACAGACTATAAGAGTGATCAGTTATATGTTCAACAAATGTTATTAGAGGCAGGCTGGTAATGGGTGCCGATGTAGATTTAGATTTTGGTAATAGAGATAAAATACTTAACTTAATTAAGAATGTCCCTGCTCGCCAGGAATCTAACACAGAATCCAAGCATCATAATAGTGGAGTATATGTTACAGATATTCCTTATGATCCTATCCATGGTTGTGCTAGTATAGACTATAAAGAAGCAGATCAGAGAGGGTATTTTAAACTTGATTTTTTGAATGTGTCGGTATATCGATATATTAAAAGCCCAGAGCATTATAAACTGTTATTACATCGGGAT